CTTCTTCGGTCGGGGCATTTCCAGTTTGTTGACAAAATCCGGTTGCACCCAGTTTTTCTTATCTGATTTCTTCTCGAGCCACACGGAGTCGTGAAAGGCGGAACCGAGACCTGGTTTCACTTTGTTGAGAGCTTTTTCAATTGGAACGGCAACTGCTGAATGCGCAAGTTTGCCGACAAGTGATGAAATTTTCTCAGGTTTTCGAGCGGGGATTTGGTCAGGGCGGATCGTATGCCAGGATGGTGGATTGAGAGCTGCTTGCTTCGACATAGGTTTTGTCCGCTCTCACGCAGCGGACAAGAGGCGTGAGCTCAAATTTCCCAGGGAAGCAAAGGGTTCGTTTCAGACTCTCTACCGAAAAACAAACGTTCCAATGTGGAATCGGGCAAGTAGGCTTTTTCAGCATCGAGCCACCCCGGATGGTTTTGGAACGCTTTGGAATAATACGAATGGTAAAGCGTGTAGAGTTGGTCTAATTCATCGCGCATTTGTTTGTTACCCCAAGAGACATTACGCACGCTCGCAATTCGTTGGAGCTGTTCAGAAGGTGTGCGAAGGGTACCACCTTGGAGGAGGGAAGAGTACAGTTTATCCCTGTCAACTTGGTGGACCCAAATACCTGAGCTGGTGTCCAAAACAAAATGCATAGCCAAAAACCCGAGTTTGTGAAAGGGCTGAGGCTCCCAATTGGGTGATTCAAAAACAATTCCAAGATGCGCCCAAACAAGGGAGGCAATGCTAGGGCCGTTAAAGATGTGGACAAAAGCATAAGAAACAGTGAAAGTTAAATCATCACCAAGCATAATCGGGGCAACATTTTGACGAAAATGGAGTAATGTCCCTTCAGGATAAAGCTCAAGATAGGAGTAAAAGAGCACAAAAAGCATCATCAAAGTGTTGTCATGAGCAGTACCAACTTGTCCAGTGAGATTTCCACCAGTGCCAAAAGCTCCCTTGAGGAAGCATTGGCCATCCGGCATGACAAGTGGAACTTGGCTGATCATACGATAGATGTTTTTAATCCGTTCATAATTTTCAGGTGTTCGCTCATGGAATGCAAGCGCGCGGAATTTGATGTCAGCAATCCGCATCAAGCAAG